AGCAGCTGCAATATCTGCCGCCCGAGTTCCGGCAGGACTATGGCCTGACCCGCTATCGCGCCTCGGCGCTGATGACCTTCGGTTTCAACAAGCGCGAAATCCGCCAGCTCGTCGGCCGCGCCAGCCCGGGTATCGGGAGGGCGGCGTGACCCATGCTGCGCATATTGCACCCCCTCGCGAACCGGCCCGCCATTGGCACCCGCGCCTGCAACCCTGCGCCGCTTGCCTGCGCCCCGCGCAAGGCTTCGGCTTCTTCAACCCGGCCAAACCACGCCCCCGCAAGCATCGCTGGTTCTGCTCGATGCCCTGCCAGGCATGGTTCGCGGCCGGCCATCGCAAAGGACTGACCATGCAGGGAACCACTGAGGAAGAACGTCTCGCCATCGCGCTGGTTATGAAACGGCTGGGCCAGACCATGGATGCGATCGGTTGGCAGAAACGCCTCTGCGACCTGTCCGAGACCGACGTGACCGCGCTGATCGAGGAGGTGCTGGAAGGTTACGGCGCCGAGATGTCGCGCATCGCCGCATCGTCGGAGGTGCCGTTTTGACACTGGATTTCAACCCGCGCCCCTCCATGGCCGACCGGATCAACACATTGGTCGACGCAGCACTGATTGCCGAGCGCGAGGCGACGCCGCCCCGGACCTATCTCGGCGCGTCCCGGCTTGGGTATGCCTGCGAGCGCGCCCTGCAATTCGAATTCGCGGGCGCGCCCAAGGACGACGGTGCGGATTTCGGCGGCCAGACGCTGCGGATCTTCGAGATCGGCCACCAGCTCGAGGAACTGGCCATCCGCTGGCTGCGCGCGGCCGGGATTGACCTCTACACCCGCAAGGGCAATCGCCCCGATGGCGAACAGTTCGGCTTTTCCGTCGCTGGTGGCCGCATCCGGGGGCACGTCGACGGGATCATTGCCAACGCCCCCGCAGTGCTGGGACTGCAAACCCCCGCGCTCTGGGAGTGCAAGACCATGAACGCCAAGAACTGGCGCGCCTGTGTCAAGGAAGGGGTCACGGTCTCCAAGCCAGTTTATGCCGCCCAGATCGCGATCTACCAAGCCTACATGGAAGCGACCGTGCCGGGGATTTCGGCCGCGCCCGCGTTGTTCACCGCGATCAACAAGGACACGGCCGAATTGCATCACGAGCTGGTGCCGTTTGATGCGGCCCTCGCACAGCGCATGTCCGACCGCGCGGTGCGGATCCTTCAGGCCACCGATGCAGGCGATCTGTTGCCGCGCATCGCCGCCAGCCGCGACTTCTTCGAATGCCGGTTCTGCGCCCACGCAGGGCGGTGCTGGGGGCTGGCCGGATGAACGACACCCCAAAGAACCCGCCCGACACCTTCGACACACCCGAGGACACGAACATGAGCAACGAACCCGAAAAACCCGCGCAAGACATACCCGTCCAGCCCGCAGTTCCGCTGCAGAATCTCGTCCATTTCAACCCCTGGCGCGATTTCAACGATGCCGCCCCGCAGATCGACCCGTTCGGCGACGAGCCGGACCCCGATCAGATCGAGCAGTTCATGCAGGTGGTCTTTGGCTACTGCGACGGGCTGATCCCGGTCCGCAGCTTCATCGACAAGGGGCAGGGCCTCGACGGCCGACCACACAACATCTGGATCGAGATGGGCGAGTTCGTCTCCTACAAGATGGCCACCTTCGCCACTTGGGCCTCGCGGGAAGGGGCCGCCGTCTATGTGATCCCCGGCACCGTCGCTGCCCCTGGGCAGGCCAAGGCCGCCGAAATCCTGCAGATGCAGGCCGTGATGGTCGACATCGACTGTGGCGACATCGCTGCCAAGCGCGCCCATCTCGAACGTCACCTTGGCCCACCGACCATGGTGGTTGAAAGCGGTGGGGTCACGCCTGAGGGCCAGCGGAAGGCGCATGTCTGGTGGAAACTGACCGAACCCGCCGAGGGTGAAGACATTCGTCGTCTCTGCCGCCTGCGCGGTGACATTGCCGCAAAGGTCGGTGGCGACATGCATTTTCGCTCCGCCCACCAGCCGATCCGGGTGGCGGGGTCGGTCTATTACAAGAACAACCTCAAGACGCAGGTCCGGATCGTCGAACTGAACGCGGGCCTCGAGCGGGATCTGGGAGAGTTCATCGAGGCCGTGGCCGACATGCCTCCTGCACCCGGGATCAGTCTGGCCCCGGATTTCGCCACGCCGGACAAGCCCCGCCTCGACGATGTGCTGGTGACTCCAGTGCGCGAGGGCGGGCAGGACGACTGGTCCCGCTTCGAGGGCGCCTCGGCGGCGATCGGCCATTTCATCCGCATGGTCCACGAGGGCCGGATGTCGAAGGACGAGGGCTGGCAGGCGATCTGTGGCTACAACGCCGCCATGCTGCGGCCCCAGTGGCCGGTGGAGCGGCTCAAGCGCGAGTCCGAGCGCCTCTGGGCGATCCATGTCGAGAAGCATGGACCACCGCTGATCCGGCTCGACAGCGCAGCACCTGTGCCGAATGAACTGCCCGCATTCACGCTGGGTGCGCTACTCGACGACCAGAGCCCGATGCCCGCCGACATCATCGCGCCGCGCGTCCTGACGCCCGGGGGGCTTCTGGTCCTTGGCGGTGCGCCCAAGATCGGCAAGAGCGATCTCTTGATTTCCTGGCTCGTGCACATGGCGGCGGGCCAGCCATTCCTCGGCTTCACTCCGCCACGGCCCCTGAGAATCTTCTACCTGCAGGCGGAGATCCAGTATCACTATCTGCGGGAGCGCATGCAGCAGGTGACGCTGCCCGCGAGGCTTCTGATCGCCGCCCGCGACAACCTGGTTGCCACGCCAAAGCTGAAGATGCTGCTGGACACCGAGGGCAGCGTGCGCGTGGCGCAAGCTATCCGGCATGCTTTCCCGGGTGATCCTGTCGACATCATCTGCATCGACCCCATCCGCAATCTCTTCGACGGCGGCCCGGACGGCGGCGGCGAGAACGACAACGCCGCGATGATGTTCTTCCTGAAGGACCGGGTCGAGGTTTTGCGCGACCACATCAGCCACGACTGCGGCGTCATCCTGGTCCACCATACCAAGAAGCTCAGCAAGCAGCAGGTGAAGGACGACCCCTTCCTCGCCCTGTCGGGGGCCAGCGCGCTCAGGGGTTTCTACACCACCGGCCTGATCCTGCACCGCCCCGACGAGGACAACCCGCAGCGCAAGCTAGAGATCGAGCTGCGTAACGGCCCAGCTTTGGCCGCCAAGCTGATCGACAAGGTCGGGGGCGAATGGGTCGAGATAAACCCGATCAACGAACGGCTGGTCCGCGCTGAGGTGGGGGCAAAGCACGATGCTGAGCGCGACCGCAAGGGCGAGGCGATCGTCCACATCCTCATGGACGAGGCCCTGAAGGGCCGGATGTACACCATGACCCTGTTCGCCGAGTCCTTCGAGAACACGAGCGGCCTCAGCGGCCAGACCAGCATCCGCGACCGCCTCAATGTGCTGACCACCAAGGGGGTCATCAAGTTCGTCAAGGGCGACGCTGCCAGCGCCCTCGGCCTGCCGACGGATCGCAGCAAGTATGGCTATCTCTGCACCGAGTTCATGGAGCTGACCACCGGTGACGAGGTCGTGGATCCCGACACCGGTGAAGTCCGCATGGCGCGGATTCCGGTGCTACCGAGTCACTACAAATGCCCCCAAACCGGAGCGCTCCTGCCGGTCGAGAACCCCGCCGTCTGGGTCTATCCGGAGGGGTTTGAGGGATGAGCTTTGCCGCCCCGATACGATCCGCAATCTGGCGCGTCGATCCCGAAATCTGGCCAGATTTCGCGCAATCCGGAATCCTAGCGAAATCTGGAATCTGGCTTTTCTGCCGTGATTTCAGATGCTTGATGGCTCCTATCCAGATTGCGGAGGGGGTCGTCCGAGATCTGATCCGCAATCTGGATTCTGCAATAAATATCAGTGGGTTGCGCCAGATTCCAGATTTCGGAAAGAGCCCCCCTAAAGGGGTGGGTGCACCCCCCGCAAGGGCGGGGATGCACCACCCACCCCTGGGCGATGTTCCCGGGCCGAAACCTTGGCCCGAGGACGATCCGACGAAGGCTGCCGGTACCGCCAAGAACATGACCGCCGTCGCCTTCCACCGAGCAGCCAATCAGAAGAGGAGACCAACCATGGCTGACCTGACACCCGACACCCGCCCCCATGTGGCCATCCCCGATCTCACACCCTCGTTCCGGTCTGGTCGCACCCTGCTGGCCCTTGATCTCGGCACCACGACGGGATGGGCGCTGCATGGCCTTGATGGGCTGATCACCAGCGGCACCGTGTCCTTCCGTCCCGGCCGCTTCGATGGCGGTGGTATGCGCTATCTGCGGTTCAGCAACTGGCTGGGCGAACTGGACCGTCTGTCGGGCCCCATCGCTTCGATCTGGTTCGAGGAAGTCCGCCGCCACGCGGCAACCGACGCCGCCCATGTCTATGGCGGGCTGATGGCCACACTGACCGCATGGGCGGAATTGCGGGGCGTGCCTTACGAGGGCGTCCCGGTCGGCACCGTCAAGCGCCACGCCACCGGCAAGGGAAACGCCGACAAGGCGGCGATGATTGCCGCCGCCCGGGCAAGGGGCTTCAGTCCCGCCGATGATAACGAGGCCGATGCCATCGCGATCCTGTTCTGGGCGCTCGAGACCAAGGGGGGCCTGCAATGACCGGGATGCGTTTTGCGCCGAAAGGCTATGGTGGCCGTCGTCGGAACCCCGACGAGGTCAAGCGTGACGGCTGGCGCGAACAGCGCGTTCTGGCCGTCGCCTTGGACGATCATCGTCTGACCTGGCCCGAGCGGGAACTGGTGCGCCAGCTTGGCGAGAAGCTTTATGGCCCGGCCACCAGCGGGCGGGAGGTGCAGCGATGACCATCTGGACCCCCGCGCTGGTCGAGGAACGCCTCGCCGAAGCCGCCTTCGTCCTGAAGCGTCTGCCCGAGCCGCGCAGGCAGGGTTACTTCAGCACCTGGCCTGCGGTCCTGCACAGCTTTGGCGACAAGGTCGGGCAGGAACCCAAACCGATGCGCGTGCTTCCCTCGCCGCAGGCGATCAGCCGCATGGAGGAAACCCTGACCTGGACCGCCTGCCTCGAGCCGGTGGACGGTCGCATCGTCTGGATGAAAGCCCATGGGGAGCGGTGGAAGGAGATCTGCTGGTCCGCAGGGCTGCACCGGTCTGCCGCGCATCAGCACTGGCAATTCGGCCTCGCGGTGATCGCGCTCACCCTCAACAAGCGGCGGTTCAACCGCAACCTGTCGAAGCAGAGGGTGATCGAACTGGCCAGTGGCGCGTAACCCTGCGTTCCAGATAGAAAATTGTCCGCCGGACAGTTTTCGAAGGGACAGAAAGCCCTCTCCCGGGCTAGAAAGTTGATATGCTCGGGAGAGGAGCGCGCGGGGCAGGGGGCCACTGGCTTCCGGTATCCAGCGAGAGTTCGGTTGGGGTCCAGCCCCGGCGAGTTGGCGGTTCCTTCCTGGCCATATTCGTATGCTGGCGGGCGAAGCGCGGCACATCGCTAGCGACAGGGCCGGATTTTTGGGAAGCCAGCCAGAATCCGGATCCACCCGCCTCCCGTACTAACCCCAATGAACGCTGGCCCTCGGGCCGGATACCCCGGATGCCGCTGGACCCTGCGTGGAGTCCAGCGCGGCATCCGGTGTCCGGAGTCCGGCCAGCATCCACCTGAACACCGGAAACCTCCCACCCATGACGCTGAGCTTCGCCCCCGAGCGGATCGAGATGTGGCCGCTTGCGCGCCTGCAGCCCTACGCGAAGAACGCGAAGGCGCATGGGGCGGACCAGGTCGCGAAGATCGCCGCCAGCATGGCCGAGTTCGGTTGGACCGTCCCATGCCTCGTGGCCGAGGATGGCGAACTGATCGCTGGCCACGGCCGGGTGCTTGCAGCCACGCAGTTGGGGCTGACCGAAGCGCCGGTGATCGTGCTGGGTCATTTGACCGAGGCGCAGCGGCGGGCGTATCGGATCGCGGACAACAAGCTGACGGAACTCGGCACCTGGGACGAGGCGCTGCTGTCGGCGGAACTGAACGACCTGCTGGCCGAGGATTTCGACCTGTCGCTGGTCGGCTTCTCGGATGGCGAGTTGGACAAGCTGTTGGCTTTCGTGCCGGAGGGGGACGGGCAAGAAGGTGGCGCCGGGGGCTCCGTGCCGCCGGTGACCATCCCCGAACCGCCGCGCAATCCTGCGTCGCGCACCGGCGATCTGTGGATCCTTGGCGACCACCGCCTGCTCTGCGGCGACAGCACCAGTGCGGCCGACGTGCGCCGCCTGATGAACGGCGAGCGGGCAATCCTGTTCGCGACCGACCCGCCGTATCTGGTGGATTACGACGGTTCGAACCATCCGACCCGCAACAAGGATTGGTCGGCCTCCTACGGCACGACCTGGGATGACAGTTCGCAGGGGGCGGAACTCTACGACGGTTTCATCGCGGCCGCCGTGGCGGAGGCCATCGCCGAGAATGCCGCCTGGTATTGCTGGCACGCGTCGCGCCGCCAGGCGATGCTGGAGGCCTGCTGGGAAAAGGCCGGGCCTTTGTGCACCAGCAGATCATCTGGGTGAAGGACCGCGGGGTTCTGACCCGGTCCCACTACCTCTGGAAGCACGAGCCCTGTTTCATGGGGTGGCGTCGGCCAAACCGCCCACCCAAGGTGGCGGAAGAAACCCTGCCATCGACATGGGCGCTGCCCAGCTTCGCCAAGGATGACCGGCCCGACCACCCGACGCCGAAGCCGCTCGACGCCTTCGGCATCCCGATGCGCCAGCACGTCGCCCGTGGCGGGCTTTGCTACGAGCCGTTCTCGGGCGCCGGGTCGCAGATCATGGCGGGCGAGGCCAACGGCCGCCGCGTCTTCGCGATGGAGATCAGCCCGGCTTATATCGACGTCGCAGTCGAACGCTGGCAAGCCGATACCGGCCGCGAGGCACTCCTCGACGGCGATGGTCGGACCTTCGCGCAAGTGAAAACCGAGCGGCTGGGCGACAACGCCGAAGCCACTGCAGATGCCCCGGCCGAAATGCCGGACACGAACGCCGATCCCGAACCGATCCGCAAACGCAAATCCGCAGCCTGAGGCATGCATGACCTGGCTTTACCTTCCTCCGGAGACGCTTCCGGAACTGGAGACGCATGCCTCTTCGGCCTCTCCCTCTGCTCAGGCGCAGGCGGGCTCGACCTCGGGCTTGCCATCGCCATCCCCGGATATCGTGCTGTGGGCCATGTCGAACGGGAAACCTTCGCCGCAGCCACTCTCGTGGCGCGGATGGAAGACGCGTCCCTGGATCAGGCTGTTGTCTGGGACGACGTTGCCACCTTCGACGGCCGCCCGTGGCGCGGCGCAGTGGACATCGTCACTGCGGGCTATCCGTGCCAGCCGTTCTCTGTCGCGGGCAAACGGCGGGGCGCAGACGACCCGCGTCACCTCTGGCCCCATGTCGCCCGCATCATCGGCGAGGTCGAACCGCCCTTCGTCTTCCTCGAGAATGTCGCCCATCATCTCCGCCTCGGCTTCCCCGAAGTCGCCAGCGGACTGGTCGGCATGGGCTACCGCCTTGCGGCAGGCCTCTTCACGGCGGCGGAAGTCGGCGC